AGGAGGCGATGAAAATGTTAAATAATATAAAAGTTTTTTTAGATATTGTTATACATTTAATTACAATATTTTCTTTTATAAAAAAACGATGCCCACGAAACAGACGTGGACGTCGTTATAAACGATAAACATTAACGACTAGCCCGCTATTGGACTACGCCATTATTATACCATAAAAAAACAAAAAGTCAACAGTTTAATTTACCATATTATTTCGGTATAATTGAAGAAGCGTAGTCTATTAGTGCGGGCCATTGCCTTCCCCTCATTTCACATGAGGAGGTGATGTACATGTTATTTGTCGATATCATTCGACTTATCTTTGATATTATTAAATTTATTTATCAAGTAAGAAAAAATAACAACCGCACGGGTAATGTGGTTGTTATTATAATTATTAACCAATAACGACCTGTGAAACGAATCACGCTATTATTATACCATAAAAAAATAAAAAAGTCAATACTTTAATTTACTACGTTCCACGGAGGAAACGTGGGAAACGTTTTAAAGACTATAACTAAACGATGAACTCACGAATGAGTTACGCCACTATTATACCATAAACAAAATAAAAAGTCAAGCAATCCCGACCAATTTATCAAATTTATCAATAGCTTCTATCTGCTCTTTGGTAAAGCTTTGGTTAAGAGTTTTTTCAATTGCGAAATATTTCTTTTGACGGAGTATCTCCGCTCTGTCTTCTTTGCTGTATTTTTTAAGCTCTTTACTGTCCATTTGACGCAAATCAACTACGTTTCTAAACGATGTTTTGGAAAGGTCGTTAAACATGGCTATAAACTCGAAAAAGTGAAGCTCTTCTCGATTAAGGTTAATTCTGAATCTTACCATAAAAGCACTGAATAAACGGTCTTTATCAACGTCAAATGAAAAGTATTCCTTGTTGTCGTTTGGATTTAGTTTCCGATTGTTCTCAGGAGCACCGCAGCGCATAAACCATTTAAGCCCATTAAGGGCGATTTCAAACGGCGGAAGCCCTTTGCCGTATAAAAGATTAAAAGCAGTAAATAAACGCTCCATACGGCCGTCATCGTCATCTTTGAACGTTTCTGTATCGCCTAAAGCTTGAGAGATTAAAATGCCTGTTCGGAACGAATAATTTATTAAATAACCCTCATATTCTTTAGGTAAAACATCAAGAAGTATATTTTCATACATGATACCGTTTACCACCTTATTTCAAAATAATAAGTAGGTTTAGCTTTTCTTCTGCTTGGTTTTGGCGAAATCATGATTAATATAATGGCGCCACCATCCGCGAGCTCGATTATTGCTTCTTTGATGTCGTCTTCTTTTTCATAGAGAACTTTTGATAGTCCGGATATCGTTCCATCCCATTCCAACTCTTCCTTTATTTTCTTATCAGAAAAAATAAACGCTAAAGTTATATACAATGCCATAGCTTTCAAGCTCCAACCGGCACCAAACACCATATATTTGATATCTTTTAAGTTTAATTTTTCAGTAGTTGATATTATATGTGCATTATATAAATTCTCCTTTGTTACGGGTTTAAATCCAAGTTTAGATTCATTTGCGGCTTCCTCTGGTATTGTATAGACACCCATGGTCATTTTAAATTCACCTTCATTTTTTTTACGATTATTTTATTGTATCGTAAATTAGGTGTTTTGTCAACTAAATTTTTAATTTCAGAATTTATTTTCACCGACAAAGAATTGAGTATTTAACAATTGCTGCTATATGCCTCTCTCGTGGCTTATAAGGGGTCTAGAACCGTTTTTTGTGTCTATATAGTATAATTTATCATTTTCATTATTTAATGGGGGTTCTAGGGCTTTATTTTGGATTTCGGAATTTATGCCAATATGTCTAGCTAATTTCGCATAGTTGTTTTCTTGTTCACAAGCAGATTTGTATGATTTTATAAAGAATGATTGGACCATTGTTTCTAATTGGGCTCTATCTGTTTCCGCCCAATTTTTAAGTGTGTGGTGGTCTCCTATTACTCTTTGAATTATCGGCGGCAGCTTATCAAATTCTTTTTTGGAATTGTAAAGAGAGTTTTTCACTGCGCATTTTACCATTTGCCAAGCTTCAAATTCACTTATGGATTTTGGCCTGCCCGCCTCGATTATTTCTTCCATTTTGGCTTTGATAACGCCGATTACCGGAGGGAATCCTTTGCTATCGCTTTCGATAAATAACTTTACAGCTTTAACTACAAGGGCGACATCGTCATCTTCAAACATTTCGTACCATAAATCAGCTATTTCTTCGCCTTCATCAGGGCCTATATCTTTATAAAAAAATGGATAAGCTTTCTTTAAATTCAAAAGCACTTGCTGTGTTTGTTCTCTAGTCATATTCTTTTGCCTCAACTTCGATATATTCTTTCTTTCGTTCCTCTTTATCAATTCTCAGCATTTCGCCCAGACTTACAGATTTATTTTTTAGTTTGCCAAATGCAGTTATACCGTCCAACTTCTCATAAGCGCCTAAGTCATACGATGGCTTATCAAATGATTTGCCCGATTTTTTGTTTGTTTGTTTCTTTTCATTATAGCTTATTGGGTAAAATCCCGTCCAACCGCTGATAATTGCATTTTGGACCATAAGGATTTTTTCTTCATCGTTGTTTGCAAACATATCTAATTTCTCAAGACTCTCTTCGATAGCATCTAACGTCATAGCTGCCTTTTTGATTTTTCTTGTTCCTAAATGCTTTATTAATTTTTTCTTAAGTTCTTCGTTTTCTGTGTAATTTTCAATGACGCTGATTAAATCATCGATATCGATATTGCTTTTTCGCCTTTTTTCTTTTATTAAATTTTCTTTTTTAGTAACTATATTATTCTCTATATTATTATCTATATTATTGGGTGAACTTTGTTCACCACCCCCTGAACTTTGTTCACCACCCTGGTGAACTTTTTTCATCACTGGTGAATTTTGAGACATACGCGAAGGCAGATAATCTTCGCAAATAGTATATTTGCAAAACTTAACTCCATTTATGTTTTCTTCTATTTTTATAATTAGCCCTTTGTCTACTAATTCTTTTAAATTTTTGTATACTCCACGTTTTGTTGAATTAGTCCATTCAGCTAAGTATCTGACACTTCCGGTAAAAAATTGCCCTAGGGTTTGACAAAATCCGTAAATTATTGCATAAATAATTAGGGGGTTGCCTTTTAATTTTAGATGCGTTATCATCCACCCCTGTATAGTGACAAAACTCTCTGGGTTTATGAGTTTTGTCTCTTTTTCTTTTTCAAACGCACCGTTATAATTTTTTTTAATTTCTGGCATATTATATTTCTCCTTTGTTTTTTTTGTAATTTTAAATTATAATTATTTATATATTAGTAAATTAACAATCAACCGATTATTTATATTTATTTTTCACATTTTTAATCACCTCAATTTTGATTTGTTTGTGCATGTATCTGAATTTGCTTTTTCGATAAAAAAACTATTGACTTTTTGATTAATGAAGTGTAACATTTCTAAACATAACCAATTGCAATGGTTTGTTTAACATAACCTTTGGCAATAGTTTGTTTAACATAACCTTTGGCAATAGATTGTTTAACATAACCTTGTCGTTGGTTTTTTTATTCAATTTTCATTTTTATACATAGAAAAAGTGATCTGATCGTCGCTTTTTCTACTTCTTTTTTTATTTTACATTTTTCGACTTGAAAAGTAAATACACGCCCCTACTCGGGGCGTAATTATTAATTAATGACTAACGTTATTCATCCAGTTTACCAGCCTTTGCGTTGCTTGCGCTGCTTCTAAATTGTTTAGCTTCTCTATTTTTTTGTTATACTCTTTTTCAATCCCTGCTCTTATATCTGTTTCTGCTCTGTTTTTTGCTTTTGCACTGTTTTTAATAGCTTGCAATAGCATTTTATTTTCTTTCCCCTGTACTGCGTCCAGATAATCAGATTCAACAATTTCATACGCTGTCAAATATAAATATCTTCGCTGATATGTCTCAATTGCACCTAAATTTTGAATAGGATGTGCTCCTTTTAGTGTCAATTCACTCATAGGACTTTTAATTAATATTTTGGATTCTGGATTTTCAATATCAATTATTTCTAATATCGCTTCTTCTTTGTTATAACTTACTATGTTTAGAATTCCGTATTTTTCAGATAATTCATTGATAGTAGGAAGTATGTCGCCTAATTCGTAATATCTGAAGCCAGCGAATTTGTTGTGCCCTGACTTCTTTAATTGCCTGTTTTGCAGCTCTACCCTTATTTTAGATAATTTACTGTATATATTCGTTTTGCTCATTTTAACACCCCTATTTTATACTTAAATTCTTTTTTTCAACTATTTTAGCGTGCTCTAATTTGTTGCCTTGCTTAATGTATTCTTTAATCGCTGTTTTATCCGGTTCAATCCGTTCCGGTACTATTCGTACAAGTTTGTATAAATTCTTTTCTCTTGCTTCTTCCATAAATTCTTTGTCGACTTCCGTCGATTCGCTTTTCCTGATGCCTATCGACATTGTAGGTGTTTCTATTTTGTTTTTGCTTGATATTTCCATCGTGCTAACTACATATGTTTTTAGTGATTTTAAATTCTTGTAGTAACTGTTCGCACGCTTTGTAAGCCTCTCAATTTCCTTGTTTATAATGCTAATGTTGTTGTCTAACTCTTTGATAACATAAATTATATTTTCTATCTTTTGCTCAATTGCTTCGTCTAACTTTTGTATATGCTCAAAAGTTTCGTTGTCTATTTCGTCATTTTCTAGTGCGTAATATAAAACGTTTTGATATTCAGTTGTCAAATTATATAGCGTGTTCATTCGTTTCACCTTCGTCGTCTTCATAAAACATTTTCATTAAATTTTCGGGTGCTATCATTATACTTTCTTCGCTATTATTCGACGTTCCTTTTTTAGCTTTATTGAAAAATATCATTATAATCCCAAGTAATTCCATGATTAAACCTCCGTCGTTTTGAATATTTTTTTTCGGTAAGTAAAACTATTTTTAGTATATTATCCCTAACTTTTTTTTTCAACACCAAGTGCCAAATTTAGACACTTGATGCCATATTTTTTTCCCTATATAATCCCTATTCGCATCCTACCGTATACCTCCAATGCATCATAAATATTATCGATTTGATGCTCCGGTAGGATTCTTCTCATCTCAAAAATGAATTCTTCTTCACTCCCAAATCCAAATGGTAATTCAATTTCAAACATTTTTTTCACCCACTTTCAATTCACCTATTGACTTTTGTTTGTTTGTCTTTAGAATATAAAGACGGGCCTTAACGAGAATTAATTCTCGCTTGTTTTTTGGTCTAGATAATATTTTTCACGTTCAGAGTAGTTGTTGCCAGCAACTACTCGTTCCTATTATTCTTCGTACATTTCGCCGCGTTTAAACTCCTGTTAACATAGTTTAGCCCTTTGTCATACCATTCTTTTATATTCTTCTCTACTATCATACATAAATCAATATATTTTTTTCTCACGCCTTTAAGCACTTTTAAATATTTAGCGCCAGACAAATTTTTTATGATCCTTATTTCAGGTTTTAACCCGCCACAATGCTCTCTGAAATCTACATAGCAATATTTTGTCATATTTTCAAAAAACGTCTTCTCGAATTTATTTAACCCTTTGTAAAATGTGTTTTTTGTCTCGCCGCTTAACTTTTCAAAATCTAATGTGCCATAAAAATATAAATTGCCGTCTTGCCCATACTTTACTTCTTCAACGTCTATGCCTGAGCCTTGTAAACTGTTTTTTATTCTTAACATCTTTTACCCCTTTTAATTTTTATTCGGCTTTTAAAATCCGTCTCTTATTAGTTTTTCGTTTAAGCTTCTGTTGACTAGGTCTATAATTGTTTCTCCTGTTTCTTCTTTCCTAGCTTTTAATAGTTTGTGTTCTTGTGACGTAACTTTCACTTTTATTATTTTATATTCTTTTTTAAATTTTTTTTTCTTTCTTGCCACCTCAAAAAAGTTTATTTTTTTGAATTCGGGACTAGTGACTGCGTCCTCTTGGACGGCGTTCACACAGTATTGTCTTAATGTTATCCCCTTGTGTATTGCCGCTATTTTAGCACGCTTGTAGAGTGATACCCAAGGATGTAATTCAAGCGTACAATATTCTTTAAACAACTTTTAACCCACCCACATTTTTTTATATATTTTAAATTGTGTAATAGTATTTATCATCTAAAATTGTCTAACGGTGTCTTCAACTATTAACAGAAGCGAATTCATATTAATTTATTTTATAATATATATAATTTAGTATAATATTTTTTGATTCTATTTAATCGCTTTCGATGCTTGATTTTATTATCACCACCCTTTGTTTTTGTATAGTAATATATTACTATAAATTAGTATCGTTGTCAACACTTTTTCGGTGCTAAATGTGTGAATTTAGTGTAGAATTTTTATATGTTTTTTTAGTTGTTTTTTGTATATATTGACAATGTTGTTTGCTGTTGTGTTTTTTATTTTTTTTTTTTTGTGGTGAGACACCACCCATACCCCCCCTGGGAGCTGAGGGGGCACCCCACATAACCCGGCTAACACGAGGAGGCCATAAAATATATCTGTTAGGCATTTATTCAACTAAATTGAAAAGCAAGGCCATTATTGTATAATTAAATCAGCGTGGCTGATAAAGGCGCGGTTGGCTATCATTTACTTAATCCCTATTCAGGGAGGTGATAGCTTTGTTATTGGAGTTAATTTGGTTTTTACTTGATTTAGCTCAATTTGTTTTGTATTTAATTGAAAAATTTAAAGCGAGACAAAAAAATAATAACCGTTGCCCTCGACAAGTGACGGTTATTATTATAATTAATAGATAGCCAAGCTGTCTTAACAGCTGCGCTATTATTATATTCAACAATAAATAAAAAATAAACCACGGTGGAAACGTGGGAAACGTTATAAATAAACTTTTGTAACGATGAACTCACGAACGAGTCACGCTGTCACTATATTATAAAGTAAACTAAAAGTCAAATTGAAAAGCAAAGCCCTGACTGTATAATTAAATTGGCGTGGCTGATATGCATGGGTCGTTCTCTTTTAGAGCAATTTTGCTCCGAAATGAGGCGATAGTTATGAGTAAGAAACTAGTTTTCTGGCTAAATATCATATTTTTGATAATTAGACTTTTGGAGTTAATCCAAATACAAAATAGCAACCATGCGGTAATCATGGTTGTTATTAATTTAAATCTACAATAACGACCTATGTTAAAGGCCACGCTATTATTATATTCAACTAAATGCAAAAAAACAACTTACAAAATGGTTGTTTTTCGATATAATTAAATTAGCGTGGCTGATAAAGCACGGGCATTTCGTTTAACCCAAGTTTGGGGGAAAGCGAGGTGATTATTATGCGCAAGGATTTTGCTATTTGGTTAAGTATTATTTCATTGATACTTCAACTTTTAAGTTTGGTCCAAGCACAAATTAATAATAACCGTGCTTCTAACACGGTTATTATTGAATATTACATTCCAAGATAATGGTCTGTGCAATAGCCACGCTATTATTATACTCTATAAAAACAAAAATAGCAATATTTCTAATATTAATCTATTTCAGTAAAATCTTTTGATAGATATGCTTTTTTTAATTCTTCTACACATTTCTTAGCGCGTAGTCTCAAATAATAGCTATCATTTCTGATAGAAACTAAATCCTGTTGGATTTCACTATATTTATGAGTCATAGCTTTATTCAAACATTTTTCAACTGAGTTTTCTAAAAAATAAGATAAAGAATCAATCATTTCCAAATTCTCCGAAACATCTATACATTTATTATTTTCTTCAATAATAATTTTTTTATTTTTTTTTGAATCTTTGTACCAAGAAAACAAACCATATAATGAAGTAGCCAAATTAATTACATCTAGGATTATTCTTGCGTATTGTGATGTAACTATGTCTAAATAAAGCCAAAAGACATTACATACAGACCAAATAAAAAAGCAAAAGAACATTTTCCTGACATTCATAATGGTTCCTATAACATTTATAATAGAAAATAACCAACAAACCCAACTAGCCATAAAATCTCCTTTTTAAACAGTGATATAAAGTTAAAAAAACTAAAGGTTGCGACAAAGAATCGCATTTTATGCAATATTGTACAATTTTTCATTGACAAAATCAACTAAATATGTAGAATATAAACCATGATTCTACAAAAAAAGTACATTTTTAAAGTTTATACATCATTTATAAACTTTAATAAGGAGTTGGTGTTGTGAAAACGTTATTAGGATTTAGAAATATAAAAAAAATTAATGAAGAAATTTCTAAAATCAACATAGCGCTTGCATTATGTAGTGCAGATGTTAATGAAATAGCCTCAGCGACAGTATCTAAGCCCTCGTTTTCAGAAATACAATCACAGAGGAAGCATCAAGACACAGTATTTGTAAAATTTGTAGATGACATTGAAAATATCAGAAAGCGCCAAAGCGAATTAAAAAACAAACTAGAGTATCTTAGTTTAATTAAGAATGCGATAATTAATTCAATTGATTCGAATCCAAATTCCGATATATCTAAAATAGTTAAATCATATTTTATAGATGGTAAAACAGCACTAAATGTAGCATCAGAAATGTCTATGTCGGTACCTTCTGTTTATAAACGATTGAGCTCTTTTTACGATATGATTAACAAACTTGCCGAACCTTTTAATTACAATAAAGATATATGATTTGTTAAAGCATTTTCGATTTCTTCTGACGTGATACCTATATATTTTTGGGTTATAGCAGGGGAACTATGCTGAAGAAGTTGCTGTACAAGAATTATATTATATTTATTATTTAAATAAATTTCTGTAGCGAAGAACTTTCTGAAACTATGTGTACTTATATTTTTATAACCTAAGTAATCAGAAACTTTTTTTATGTATTGCTGGACATTACGTTCAGTAATTTTAAATATTATATCATTTTCCTTTATATTTTTTTTCATACAGTATATTTGGATATATTGATATATAGGGAGAGGGACGGTAAAAGTTCTTTTTTTTGAAGTTTTTTGTTCTACAATATCAAGTCTATATCTATTACCGTCTTTAATTATACTAGACATTTTAAGATTCAATATATCACTTATTCTAAGCCCCAAGTTAGCTTCTAAAACCAGACAAGTGGCAATTCTTTCGTTTGGTTTAAAAAATGAAGAACCGTTCCTCATAACGTTTATTATATTTTCATATTGTTCTTTTGTTAAAGCTATTGTTTTTTTATTAGGCATAATACCCTCGATTTCGTATTTTATCATTGTTGGAATTCGTATATTTATCATTATAAAATAAGAACTTATAAAAATCAATAAAAACGAATTCGTAAGAGTACCATTATACGAAATTTTAATGCACCAATATAAAATATAAAAATTTTTTGTTATTATTATTTCAGCAAGAGTATGCCCGAAAAAGCGGTTAGTCACTCCGTTTGAAAGGAGTGATATTTATGAATATAGATTTACTATTAATATTATTTATTTTTATAGTTTACTATAAAATCATAAAAAAATAACCGCTACTTGTGGAATAAGTAAACGGTTATATAAATTAATTTTACTGATATCCTGAAAGGGCTAACCGCTTTAAACGGTTAACTCTTGCTATTATTATATTCATTGAAAATTAAAAGTCAACAATGTATAATAAATTTAGCAAGAGTTTGTCCGAATGGGCGGTTAGTCACTCCTCAAAAGTGAGGTGATGACTTATGAAAGAAACTTTAAGTTTAGTTTTCTTCATATTACTTATTATTTTGTTAATAATTATAACAATAAAATTATAGCCGCTCTCAGTTCGAAAAGATAGCGACTATAAAAATTTCTTTAAGAATCAGGACTATCCGCCTTTTAAGCGGAGCTCTTGCTATTATTATATTCATTGAAAATTAAAAGTCAACAATGTATAATAAATTTAGCAAGAATTAGTCCGTAAATGGCGGTTAGTCACTCCTCAAAAGTGAGGTGATGACTTATGAATATAGATTTACTATTAATATTATTTATTTTTATAGTTTTCTATAAAAGCATAAAAAAATAACCGCTACTTGTTGAAGAAGTAAGCGATTATCATTTAATTTAAGCTTACAAATTTAAAATGGACTAACCGCCAAAAGCGGGATTCTTGCTATTATTATATTCATTGAAAATTAAAAGTCAACAATACATAATACAAATAGCAGGAATTAGTCCGAATGGGCGGTTGGTTACTACCTCTAAAGCGAGGTGATGACCTATGAATAAAGATTTAATCTTAATTATTTTAATTTTAATTCTTATCATAATTCTTAAAATAGTAGAATAACCGCTCCTTCAAATCACGGTTATTTACATAATCAGTAGTAATTATACTATACAGATAATGAACCCGTAAACAGGTCACGCTATTATTATATTCAAACAAAATAAAAAAACAACAGCACATACAATTTGATTGCCAAAGCGCATTATGTGCAGAAGTTTGAAATCTAAACATGAAAACCAAAAAATATATATACTAAAATTTAAAGCTATCAACTGACTTTACTACTTATAGTATATCATATTTATATCTATTTGTCAATAGTTTTTACAAAAAAATCGACAAATTTTTTTTACTATATTTAGCTTAAATATTTGTAAATCTTGTATATTCTGGTTCCCAACGCAAGTTTATACTGCCTGTTTCACCGTGGCGATTCTTAGCTATTATACATTCACATTCGTTAGGATCTATTCTTTCATCTTTAGGGTTATAGTATCTATCTCTATATAGCATTATAACTATGTCTGCGTCTTGCTCTATTGAGCCTGAATCTCTTAAATCCGACAATAGCGGTCTATGGTCTGTTCTTTGCTCGCTAGCTCTTGAGAGCTGTGACAAACATATTACAGGTATATTCAGCTCTTTTGCCATTATCTTTAATTGGCGAGTTATTTCGGATATTTCTTGGACTCTGTTACTTACTTGTCTGCTGCTTGATATTAACTGTAGATAGTCGATTATTGCTATAGAAACATTACCTATGCGTCTTATTTTTGCTTTCATTTCGTTTACTGTTATTCCTGGGGAATCATCTATATATAATTTAGAATTTGATAAATAATTAGTAGATTTAGTTATTTGTTCCCATTCTTTAGCAACCAAATCACAACGCATTAATCTTGAGCATGGTATTTTACATTCCATGCTTAAAATCCTTGACATAAGCTGTTCTTTGTTCATTTCTAAACTAAAAAATATAGTTTTATTTTGGGCTGAAACTTGATTTGCTATATTTAAAGCAAAACTTGTTTTACCCATTGCAGGTCTTGCAGCGATTAATATTAAATCACTGCAATTAAGACCTGACATAATAGAATCTAAATCTTTAAAGCCTGTCGGTATTCCTATTGTGTTACTTTTGCCATTAGAATTTAATTCATCAAGTTTGGCAAAAATTTCTATTAAAATATCTTGTGCGCTTACAATTGATTTTGAAGACTTTTTATTTCGAATATCAATTAACTTTTGTTCTGCAAAATCTAATAGTTTATTATTGTTTGTGCTAGAAGTTGATTCTTGAAGAATTTCACGAGCTAATGAAATTAAACTTCTAAGTTCATATTTATCTTGAATTATTTTAGCATAGCTTTCAACATTAGAAATAGATGGAACAATCTGAACTATATCTAACATATAATTTTTAATTTCGTTTTTTTGGGCACTATCGACCGGAAGATTCTCAAGAACTGTTACATAATCAATTTTTTTACCTGACGAGAACATATTAATTATTGTTTCATATATTATTTTATTATTAGGTAAATAGAAAAAATCAGAATTAGGCAAAATGTTTAAAGCAATGTTTAAGTATGAACTATCAAGTAAAACAGCACCTAAAACTGACTGTTCTGCTTCAGGGCTGCATTCTGTTAAACTATTTTCCATTATTCACTATACTTTACAATAATATTGTTAATAAATAAAATTCTCAATGATTCCAAATTTTCATTTACGCTGTCTAATGTTTTTGGTATCTTTATACTTCTAATTCTGCCTATAGAATCTTCAAATGCGTAGTCATGTATCAAATTTACAGTATATTTCCTATTTAAAAATTCTACTTTTGATGGTACAACCAAGTCTTTTATTTCTTGTGAACCAACATATACACGATTAACTGATGCTGTGTATTTTTTATCGTCAATTATAAAACTAAAGTCACCATTTAGCACTTCCATTAAAAGTCCGTTACATATAGTTGCAGATAATAAAATAAAAAATATAAATGAAACGATCTGTTTAAACATAATACTCCTTATAATTTATAATATATAAAATAAAATAGATTAAACCACATATTAAAATTAACTACCTATTAGTATCGCGGCAGTTAATTTATAAATAAAGAAGTTAAAAAATTTTAAGAAAAAAACGACGGTGAATCGTAAAGGGATCTAGCCTCTTAATAAAATAAGAGACGATTTTATTATATTGTATTACCTAATACATGTCAACATGATATATAAAAATAGTAAAAAATATACAAAAAAGTACAAAAAAATGTATTGCATATATTTATTGTTATGTTATGATATTAATATGGCTAAGATTATTAAAATTTCAATCGATAAAAAATTATTTGAAAAATTCGCTAAACTTCGAAAGCCAATTCCTGTTGATATATTAACAGGGTTTTTCCGTTGTACTTTAGCCCAACTTAATGATTGGTGCAAAGATACTTATGGTATAACGCTAAAAGAGAGAATAAGGACTGTAAGCAAAAGCTTAAAAAAAGTTCCACCTTTTAATGAATCTAATTTCGAATTATTTACATTATCTAATCAGGCTGACATCATAAATGACAAGTCGACTTATTGCATAGATAGATATGTTGATTTCTTCGGGTTTAGTGGGGCTAAAGAACTTGAAACAGCGTGCAGGGATACTTTTGCAGGTCGTACATTTAAGCAATCTGTAGATGCTTGTATATATTACGACCGAATGGATATTTTTGAAAACTTGAAAGTGAGGCGTAACGAATCCCCTAATCTTTTAAAGCATATGGCTGAGGTTTGTTTAGACTTAAATGCAAGAGCTAATGAAAATTCAGTCGATACATTTAAAGCTAATGCTTATATAGCTTTAAATAAATTTTGGGATACAAGTAATACTAGTTAAATGGAAGAATATTCATTTTCACCTAAGCAGCTTGCATTTTTAGATGATGTAAGAAATCATAAATTAAAATTTCAAAATATTCTTGAGGGAAGCGTACGAAGCGGTAAAACGTACGTTTCTTTGTTTGCGTGGCTTCAACTTGTTGGCATTGCTCCTAAAAATATGGACTTTTTGATGGTAGGTAAGACTGTAACTTCACTTAAACGTAACTGTTTAAGTTGTTTATCTTATATGGCTGATGGATTATTTGAATATTCGATAACTAGAAAGGAAGCAAATTTCCTTGACCATAAAATTTATTTAGAGGGGGTAAACGATGTAAGAGCTGAAAATAAGATACGTGGTATGACTTTAATGGGAGCATATTGTGACGAGGTAACATTATTTACAGAAGATTTCTACAATATGCTCTTGACACGTTTAACCTCTAAAGGTGCTTTTTTATTAGCAACAACAAACCCTGACTCCCCTTCACATTGGCTTAAAAAAGATTTTATAGACAAAAGGGATGAAAAGAGTGTTGCTGTTTATCATTTTAATCTAGAAGACAATACAGCACTTTCGAAACAAACTATAAATACTTTGAAATCCCAATTTACGGGGGTGTTTTATGATAGATTTATTCTTGGCAAGTGGGTGTCTGCTGAGGGACTCATTTATTCTTATTTTGCAAATAATAAAAACAAGTTTCTTGTTGAGCGTATTGATATATTTGATATTTCCACTATTACTTTTGGGCTCGATTATGGCGCTTCCGAAAGCAAGACCGCTATTGTGTGTATTGGCATTGGTAGAAATTATAATTGTATGTATGTGCTTGATGAGTTAGTAATTAGCGGTGTCAAATCACCTGAGGAAATGTATGAAAAATTTTATGAATTTTATTTAAAAGTTTCTGATAAGTACGGATTTGTAAGGAGTGTTTGTGCAGATTGGGGTGGGCTTGGGCAAGTATTAACCAAAGGATTACAAAGATTTTTTATACAAAAGAAAGCGGTTATATCAATAGAAGATTGTTATAAATATAAAATCCAGAATAGGATTTCGTTTACTTGCAGTATGCTTGCAACTCATAGAATTAAAATTAATAAGCAATGTGTAAATTTTATTGAATCTTTGGAAAGTGCAATATGGGACCCTGCCAAAGAAGATACAAGACTAGATGATGGCACATTTAATGTTGACGTGCTTGATGCTTTTGAATATGCATTTGCAAATTATCTCACTATATTTGAACAAATTATGACGGAAGAATTAAGACCTGAACCTAAAAAGCGAATGCTTGTTATTTAAAGGGGTATTATGACATTAGATGATTTTTTTAAACAAATAGGATACGACACAACCAACCTCAAAAAAGGTCACGAAGCTATTGTAAATTATATGAATTGGTATCATGGGTATATAGAGGGTTTCCATAAGTATTATATTTACAATGGCGACCAAAAGATCCACAGAAACCGTTATTCGCTTAATATCGCTAAAATGATATGCGAAAACTTTGCCGATTTGATAATGAATGAAAAAGTCAAAATTACTTTAGATAACGAAGAAGCTAATAAAGTAATAAACGATATTTTGAAGAAAAATAAATTTAACATTCGAGCAAATCAAGCTGTAGAAAAAGTTTTTGCATTAGGTATGTGCTGTATATTAGTTTCTCCTGACGAGGATTTAGGAATTAATATCCAGTTTGTAACAGCAAACAACATATTCCCTTTATCATTTGGTAGTAAAGGAATATATGAATGTGCATTTGTAAGCGAAGAAGTTATAAGAATAGGACTTGATGAAAAGCCACAATTAATAAAGCATGTGCAAGTTCATAGAAAAGACAGTAATGGAGAATATATAATAAACAACTACCGTTTTAAATCTGACGGTTGTGGCAGACTTGAGCCAATAAGTTTAGATAATATACCATTCGAAATACGAACCGAAAGTAAACACAGATGGTTTATACCAATTCGCACTGCAATAGTAAACAATATAGACATGGAAAGCCCATTTGGGTTGCCAATATATGCTAACTCAATAGATACAATCAAAGCTTTAGATTTAACTTATGATAGCTTTACAAATGAAATACAAAATGGCCGCAAAAGGCTATTCGTAACTCAAGATGCGCTAAAAGTTAATAGCCACGGTTTCAGAAACGCATTTGACCCACAAGATGTTGTTTTTTATTTACTAGATGGCAGTTTCGAAGGCAAAAGCTCTAATAACTATGTGCAAGAAGTTAATGGTACGCTAAGAGTAGAAGAACTCAGAACTGCAATACAAACACATTTAGATATTTTGTGCATGAAATTAGGATTCGGTAGAAATTACTATCGAATGGGCGAAGTATTAGTTGGTAAAACCGCAACGGAAGTAGTATCAGAAAATTCTGATTTATTCCGAACAATTAACAAGCATGAAAATCCTATTGAAATTGCGCTTATTGAAATGGTCGAACTAATAATTTATATAGGAAAGTATTTTGGTATATTTGACATACCAAACCCATCGAAAATCACTATTGATTTCGACGACAGCATCATCGAGAGTAATGCAACGAAGCGAGAGCAAGACAGACTCGATGTACAAATGGGTGCAATGTCGCTCGAAGAATATCGCATGAAGTGGTATAGCGAAGACGAGCAAACTGCTAAAAATAAAATTTCAAATATTGTAAATAATCAACTTGGCTCTGAAAGAGAAGCACAATCAAATCCAAATCAATCACACACTAGCCCAAACGTTGTATAGAAGCTGCAGCGCTTGGGGCTGTTTAATTATAAACAATAAAAAAATAAATTCAAATGGTTGATATTTATTTGATTTTATAATATACTAATAGCAGGAATCCCGCATTGAGCGGTTGGTCCTAATCGTTGTATACGTTTAATAATAACCGCACACTTTTGATAGGGGAGCGGTTATTTTATTAGTTTTAAAATTATGAACAAAACTAAAATTAAAATAATTAAAATTAAGTCTTTATTCATAGGTCATCACCTCGCTTTATTGAGGTAGTGACCAACCGCTCTTTCGGACTAATCCCTGCTGATTATATTTTACGTTGTTTACTTTTTATTTTCAATGAATATAATAATAAGCGTGGCCCAAAAGACGGGTAACCACTTAAATGTATTATAATAACAACAACCGTGTAATCAGCACGGTTGCTATTTTTGTTTTTGTCTGATATAATATTAGCGTAGTCCTTTCACGGGCTAATTACAGTTTTTATTTCAAAACAATAACTACCGTGTGCCTAGCACGGTTGCTATTTTATTTATTGTTGAATACAATAGTAGCGTGGCCCAAAAGACGGGTCGTTACTCAATTGATTATTATCGTAACAACAACCGTGTAATCAGCACGGTTGCTTTTCTTATAGTTCCTTATTTGAAGAATTAATAAAATAATTTCCAAAATTTTGACTAATAAACTAAGCATATCATCACCTCATTTCCCAGCTAAAAAGCTGGTCAGAAGTAACTACCCGTGCTTTATGAGCCACGCTAAAAAAAATATACCAAAAAAGCAAAACAAATTAAATATTCAAAAGGAGGAAAATCATGAGTGATATCCCTGAATGGTTAGCTCCGTACTTAAAAGAAGGCGCTTATAGCCCAACCGAAGAAGACGTTTTGGCTCTTGATCCTCAATCAAGAGAAGAAATGCTCCTAAAAGCGGTTATTACAAGTATGCCTGATATGACGCAATATTATCAAAAAAGCGAAACTTACAGTAAGTTGGAAATAAATGATTTAGTATCAGCTATACCTAAATTTAGTATCAAGGTCGTACCTGCATTGCCAACTGAAGATATTTCACCAACAACAATTTATCTTGTAACCGGCGGCCCTGAAACAGATAATTTTTACAGTGAATATATCTATGTTGATAACAAATGGGAATTATTGGGGGAGGTATCAAGACCAAAAATATATACGGCAACATTGTTAGCTTCTGGTTGGTCTAGCCAAGCGCCTTATACTCAAACAGTTAATATATCAGGGATTTTATCAACTGATACTCCTATTATTGATGTAGTTTTATCGTCAACTGTATCTACGGCAATATTGCAAACAGAATCTTGGGGATATGTTTCTAAAATTGAAACACGTAATGGTTCGATTTTTGCCGTTTGCCTTGAAGAAAAACCAACTGTTAATATACCAATTCAATTAAAATTAATAAGATGAGGTATTAAATATGAATGATATTCCTGAATGGTTAAGACCATATCTTAAGCAAGATTCATATAATCCACCAAAACAAGATATAACTAACCTTGATCCTCAATCAAGGAGTGAGATGTTACTAAAATATATTATTCTTAATTCTGCCGGTGGTAAGTATGATGACATATATTTTACAACAACTGACGATGAGTATTTTACAGATTCAGATGACAATGAATTTATTGTTACAGGGAATTAAAAAAGGAGGCAAAAATGTCTAAATATAAGTCTAAATTTGCAGGTAGTGTAATCGATGCGACTTTAACTGCAGTTATTGATGGTCAGGTCGGCATTCAAGGTGTTAAAGTTAATAATGTAGAAACTGTACCAGACCAAAATAAGAAAGTTAATTTAACAATACCAAATGTATTACAGACTACAGGTTCAAGTACAACAGATGTAATGTCTCAAAATGTTTTAACAAATATATTGGGAAACAAAGTAGATTCAGTACAAGGGAAAGGATTATCAACTAATGATTATACTACTGAAGAAAAAACTAAATTATCAGGTATTGATGCTCAAGCTAATAAAACAATTGTAGTGCAAACAACAGGCTCAAGCACAACAGATGTAATGTCTCAAGATGTTGTAACTACAGAGCTTAATTCTAAAGCAACTACAGCATCTTATACTGTTACATTAGCAGCTTCATCATGGGTTGATCAAGGGAACCCTCCGTATACTCAAACTGTAAATGTTCAAGGCATTTTATCAACAGATTACCCTTTTGTTGATGTAGTTTTATCTTCAACCGCTTCAACTGCTATAGACCAACTCGATGCTTTTTCTTGTATATCTAAAATAGAAACCAATAATGGCTCAATAACAGCAACCTGCTTGTCATATAAACCGTCTATTGATTTGCCTATTAAATTAAAGGTTGTGAGATAATGTCTGATTCTTTTATATCCAGGACTATTGAAGACAATGTTGCTTGCAGACAGTTAATAAGTGGTTACTTGACCGAAGTAACAGAATCTATGCTATACGGGTTAACTGAAATTAAAGATTACGCTTTTTATGGTTTAGCATATGGTAGAAGTATAAAAATACCAAATAATATCACAAGTATTGGTAACTATGCTTTTTATAATTTTGGGGCAGCGCTTGCTTCAAAAAGGATATATTATGATTTAATAATACCGAATAGCGTTACGAATATTGGCGATGGTGCTTTTGATTATAGTTGGCTTGCTAGTGTAATTATACCAAATAGTGTTATAAGTATCGGGCAGACGGCTTTTGCTGGTACATTATTGGAAAGTGTAATTATACCGAATAGTGTTACAAATATTGGTGGGGGCGTTTTTAATAATGCAAATAGGTTGGAAAATGTAACAGTAGAAGCTGATATACCACCAACTATTGGGTATGGTCCTTTCACAGGGACAAGTAGTAATCTTAAAATTTATGTACCGGCTGCTTCTGTAGAAGCTTATAAAACAGCAACAAATTGGTCTACTTATGCAGACAAAATCCAAGCGATACCCAGTGAGTGAGGTAATTAAATGGCTATAGTTACTACAAAAGTTAAAAGAAAATATAACAATATGCAAAAAATATCTAATAAAACAATCACTGAATTAAATGAAGATTTATTTAAAGACATTATTAGCATTAGGAATAATGCTTTTTATGGATGTAATAGTTTAGTAAGTATTGTAATACCAAACAATATTAGGAATTTGAACAACAATGCTTTTAGAAATTGTACATCTCTAACAAGTGCTACATTATTTGTTAATAATACTAGTTGTGGAACATCTGTGTTCGAAAATTGTTCAGCTTTGAGAAGTGTAAACGTGCTTAGTAATTTTACAAGTATACCCAATTATTTTTGCCGAAATTGCACGAGTTTAACAAGCGTAAGTTTACCAAGCAGTTTAACAAGTATCGGGAATAGTGCTTTTGCAAATTGCACGAGTTTAACAAGCGTAAGTTTACCAATCAACCTTACAACTATTGAATATTACGCTTTTCAAGATTGTTCATCTTTATCTAGTATAACTATACCAGATAGTGCAACTAATATATATAATAATGCTTTTGAAAATTGCACTAGTTTAACAAGCATAAGTCTGCCAAGCAGGATAACATTTATTAATTCAAGCACTTTCCGAGGGTGTTCGTCTTTAGATGATATAACTATTCCAAATAGTGTAACTAATATAAATTATAATGCTTTTGAAAGCTGCACTAGTTTAACGAGTATAAATTTACCAAGTAGTTTAACAAGGATTGGCAGTGCTGCTTTTAAAGATTGTACTAGTTTGACAAGTATAAGTTTCCCAAGCAGTTTAACAGCTGTCTATAGTAACGCTTTTGAAAATACTGGCTTAACAAGTGTAACTATCCCAAGCGGAATGCCATATAATGCATTCAGTGTTTTTAGAAATTGTAAAAATTTAAAAAGTGTTACTTTATCAGGTCCAATTGGCCCTTCATGGTTTAGCGGTTGTACTTCATTAGAAAAATTAACAATTAATGATGCTAATGCTTTAACTCACGCCGGTACTTTTGAAAATCTAACAAGTATAAATGATATATCACTTGTAGATGATATTGTAATACCACAAGATTGCTTTAAAGGCTGCACAGGAATTGAAAGTATAATAATACCTCAAGGCGCTAGTTTAGGCGCTTATGCTTTTAGTGGTTGTACAAGTTTAGCTAGTGTAACCGTTAATGATACCACCCCTATATCTTGTACTCCTGTTACTTTTTATAACACAAGCCCGAATTTAGTAATCTATGTACCTGCTGAATCAGTAGAAGCGTATAAAGCAGCTAGTGGTTGGTCGAGTTATGCAGGTCGAATCCAAGCAATACCAAGCGAGTGAGGTGATTAAATGTCAGAATCTATAATAACTAGGCGAGGTAGCGGTGGTTATGCTAAAGTTACGTTTGATGTGCCGTGTACAAAATTAAATAAAGTTTCTAATGTTAGTATGCTAAGTGTAGAAAGAGACCATTTAGCTTCAACTACGTTAGGGGATTATGCTTTATTCGGTGGTGGCTATTCATATTCCAGTGTAGATACTGTTGAAGTATACAACAAAAATTTAACTCGTTCAACTATAACATCATTAAGCCATATTCGTTGTGAGCTTGACGCAACTACAGTTGGTAACTATGCGTTGTTTGGCGGTGGGTGGGATGATATTTATCGTTCAAATGTAGTTGATGCTTATGATTCTAATTTAGTGCGTTCTACAGCTTTATCGCTAAACATTGAAGCCAGCCTTTTATCGGCGACTACTGTAGGGAATTATGCCATTTTTGCAGGTGGATTTTCAAGCTCAGAACATTCTAGTGATATTACTACTGCTTATAATATTAATTTAACAAGGACGTCTCCAGTATCTTTGTGGGAGGGAAGGGAGAAGTTGGCATCAACATCTGTAGGGAATTATGCTTTATTTGGTGGTGGGTATAATTCATATAATGTGAGAGGTAGCAACTGTGTAGATATTTATGATTCTAATTTAACACATTCTTTAAGAAGTTTGGTTTTCACTTATGGTAAATGGAACTTATCTGCAACTACAGTAGGTAATCATGCTATTTTCGGATGTGGTCGTTTTGCTTATGGTGCAAGCCCTTATTGCGGGAATATGGAGTCGTTTGACAATAATTTAACACGGTCAGAAGTGTCAAGTGGGCATGTTTATGAAGAATATGCAGCGACAACATTAGGAGATTACGCATTATTTGCAGGTGGTGTCTATGCCACAAGTGGGCAATTACCTAAAAGGGAAAACTATACTGGAGTTGATGTATATGATAAAAATACCGTTCTCCACTATAATTTTGCTCCAGATATTGGTTTAGGTAGGGAAAGATTATCGGCTTCAACTATAGGTAAATATGCATTATTTGCAGGTGGGCGAATTGGTGAAAGTAATCCGAAAAATTATGTTGATGCTTTTACTTTTGAAACAAAAAAAATACAGATTTATCCAATGTCTAAGTATAAATTTAATGATATGGGTAGTGAAACGACTTCACAAACATTACAAGAAATCGAACTTACAACGCCTATAACCGGTTATATTAAAGTAAAAAATACTACAGTTAATTAAAGGAGATTCAAAATGATTAAAATTGAAAAATACACAGCAAATAAAACTTATATGTTCCCAAATGGTGAATTAGCAACACCAGAAAGAGTAAGAAAAGATTATCCGGCAGTAGATACTTTTGCTCACATAATAGAAACTGACGAAGCAGGTCAGGTTATGTTTGCAATACAAAACTTAGCGGCTATTAAGTCCCAAATGGGGCTTGATATTGGGTTGAGTGACGAGGAGGCGATTAGTCAAATTGAAGAAATAAGAAACACTCCACCGCCTGATCCTGGTGTGAGTGCTGAAGAAAGAATTGCAGCAGCATTGGAATTCCAAAATGTTTTGAATATGTAGTTGACTTTTTATTTTCTATGAGTATAATGACAGCGTAACCTGGTGACGGGTTCATTAATCTACTAAGATGTAAAGATTAACTAATACCGTGTCTGAAGCACGGTATTGTTTATATTGAATTTTAAAGAAACTCAAGATTTGTAATATTAATAGAATAATATTTAAAATTTGAATAATCTTTTCATTCATAATCATCCCTCCTTTCTCTAACTAAGAAAGTTAGAATCGGAGAAATGAACCCGCACTCCCAAGTTACGCTTTTGTGATAATAATAAAAAATAAAATTTATTTCAATTATGTAGTTGATTTTTTATTTTAAGCGAATATAATAATAGCAAGAGTTAACCGTTTAATACGGCTAGCCAATTCTGAATAAAAGTTTGAATATAGTCGCACTTGTTTCAGGAAGTGGCGACTATTTTTTATTTATGATTTCTAGATAAGCAAGTAATATTAAAAATATTAGTAACAAATCAATATTCATAAACATCACTCCTTTCGAAAAGGGAGTGACTAGCCGCCATTTGCACTCTTGCAGTTTTTATTCTATAAATTATTAAAAATAAATTCAATCGGAGGAATATATATGAATTACGAATTAATTAAAAAGAATTATGAGCGCGGTTTATGGAGCAAACGCCAAGTAGAAATAGCTAAAGAAAAAGGCGTTATAACTGAAGAAGAATATCAAAAGATAACCGAGGGTGCTAAATAATCCTCGGCGATGCGAGAGTTTTTAAATTTTTTCATAATGATAACTCCTTAATTTCTCCTAAAAAACTAATTTTTATTCATTTGTTCTCCTCTTAACTCTCGCATTTGATTTTTATTTTTTGATGAATATAATAATAGCAAGAACAACCGTTTAAAGACGGTTAGTCCTAATCAATTCGTGCGTTTAATAACCGCAAACTTTTGATAGAGGTGCGGTTATTGCTTAATTATCAGTAATATTACAATTAATATTAATAATAAAATAACAAGATTATAATTCATAATCATCACCCCTTTCGTAAGGAGTGACTAACCGCCCTTTTCGGACATGTTCTTGCGTATTTTATTTTACAAACTGGCAAAAACAAATTCAATATTGAGGAACTGGATAATCTCAGTAAAACAGTTCATTAGTGCAGCTAACACTTAAAATAAGCTAATTTGAGGAACTACCTCGTTAAAAAAAGGAGCTAATATGGAAACACAAGAAGAATCCAAAGTTATTGAAACAAGTCCTGAAAAAGAAAATGTAGTTCAAGAAACTACCGAAAAAGAAGACCATTTTGATTATAAAAAAGCCAGAGAAGAAAGAATTACACGAAGTACTGAAAGAAGAATTCTAAAGGAACTTGGTGAAGATTCTTTTGAATCAATTAAAGGCAAACTTCAGGAAGCTTTAAACATTAAAGCTGAACTTGAAAAAGAAAGAATAAATGGTCAGAAACTTAAAATATTAGAATCAGGTTTTGATAACAAATATTTAGATTTCATAGTTTATGAGATTAATAAAACTAGAGGGGAAGAATCTTTTGATGATTGCTTAACTAAATTCAGGGAAAACAACAAACAATATCTTAAACGAAATAAAATAATAAACACTTCTCCTAATTTGGAAAGCAATAGTAAATCAACAGACGCTCATCTTCGGATGAACGATTTTCTTTCTAGGAGGATAAACAAAATTTGATAAAAGAGGTAATTTAAATGGCAGATATTATTGATAGATCGGCTGCACAGTCGTTAATTCCTCCTGAGTTAGTACACGAAATAATTCAGGGCGCTACTAGATATTCAGTAGCTTTACAGATATTTAAAAGAGGGCGCAATATGTTAAGAGATGAGGTTTTAATGCCTGCTCTTTCGATGCTCCCAGAAGGTGGATGGCTAAATTCAGATAATGCTATAAAACCATTAACTGACCAAGCGTGGGAAATGGTAGAGATGTATGCAGAAGAGTACGCTGCTCGTGTGATTATCCCAGATAACGTGCGTGAAGATGCTGTTTTTGATATGTGGGGTGAGATACTCCCAAGATTACAGGAGCACTATGGTAAAGCTTTTGACCAAGCTGTATTTATGGGTGTTAACAAACCTAGAAGATTCAGAGCAGACCTTGTTACTGCGTGTTATCAGGCAGGTGCCGTCGTAAATAGTACTACAAATATAAATAACGACATTAACAATGCTTTATCATTAGTTGAACAAAGCGGTTATAATCCAACTGCGTTAGTTGCAGGTGTTGGGATGAAAGCTAAGTTCAGAATGAATGTAGACACTCAAGGCAGACCTGTTTATTTCCCATTTATTGAACAATTAAACAAATATTATTTAGACAATGGCGCATGGGATGATAACAAAGCATTAATGATAGTAGGGGACTTTAGCCAAGCTATGTATTCCGTACGTGAAGACATGACAGTAAAAATTTCTGCAGACGCTGCTACAAATTATGGCGGTCAACTTCACTCTATGTTTGATGAAGACTCTCAAGTCATGCGTGCTAAATGGAGAATTGGTTTTGCTATACCGAATCCGATTAATATTCTTAACCAGACTAATTCGAGATTCCCATTTGCAATTATTAAAAATCCTAATGCTCAGGAGCCACCAACTATGTATGATGTAACATTCACAGCAACAGATAGCGAAAGTAATCCTGTACAAGGCGTAACTGTTAAGTTCGCAGGTTCTAATATTAAAACTGATAGTAACGGACAAGCTGTATTCAAATCTCAGGGTAACCAAGAATATATTTACCAGATTAGATACAGAAATCAGTTAATTAAGAACGGTTCTGTTTCTATTGCAAGCAGTAACGTTAGTGTGCCTGTAACAATTAACTGAGGTAATTATGGCAGAACAATATAATTCAAGCCATACAGGAGCTATTATAGATGAAAAAATCCAGAGTTTGATTGACTTCGGCAATATCTATGAAGGCAAAGTAAAGTTAGGTTATAACCATGAGGATAATTTTGTCGAGGGCATTGCGCTTCCTGGCGCTACAAACATAATGCGATATACAGAATACTTTAATTGGATGAGATATTCTGTTATTGGTAATATTTGTTTTTTAACTTTGCATTTCAAAGTAAATTTTTCTTTTCTTGCTCCGGAAACAATCGAAGGCGCTAACAACCCATATTATGCTGCCTTTAAGGGCCCTCCGTTTGTAAGCTTATTTGATACAGGTTTTTCAATATATGAATTTAGTGGTAATTATTGTAACTGGGACAATGCTGATTTGCTACATCAGTTAACGATAACAATTCAAGGTGGCAAAGATTTTTTTAGACTTGAAAATAATAATGGATTGACTGCTGCTAAATGGAGGATGGGAGCAGATACTAATATAGGTATTTCAGGATTTTACTTTATACAAAGATAAGGTGGTATTATGTTTATAGATTACTCTTATTATTTAAATGAATATGGCGGGAGTTTAACTTCAGATGAATTTCAAAAGTCAGCATTTAAAGCTTGCAGTTATATTTCCGCTAACACTATGGATAGAGTAGATGACTATAAAATAACTTTATTGCCTGAAAAACTTATTGCGCAAGTAAAGAAATGTGCTTGCGCATTATCTGAATATTTTGATAAATTTGAAAAAATAATTAACAACTCTCTCAATATCGCTTCGGGAGAGAGTAAAGGCAATATCAGAAGCGAACAAGCAGGGCAAGTCTCTGTTTCTTATGGAGACAGTAGTAGTTTTACTAAAGATTATTTAAACCCTAACTACAGAGATTTGCTCTTGAAATCAGTATTAAACACATATCTATATCCAATGGAAATAAATGGTAAAATATGGAATCTAACTTCTAAAGTTATTTCTAACAGATGTAGGAGTTGTAGTTTAATATAATCAAACTTTTAATTAACGAGCATTGCCATTTCGGTAATGCTTAATTTTTTTTTATAAAGAGAGGTAATTATAATGGGAACACCGGCAGAACATCGTTCCTTACTCGCGCATTTAATAAACGTAAGAATCCCATATAGTTATGAAAATCCAAAATTTGTTTTAATGTGCGAAGGAATAACAGAACTCACAGAAGAATTAGACCCTGATTCTGAAGATATAAAATATATTTGTGAGAAAACTAAGACAACGAATGTAAAAAGTTATTCTAAGAAATTAGAAGTAGACATGGCATATGTTAAAGATAATGAAGTAATAAATTATGCAAATTATCTTTTGCGGGCTATGCCAGTTGGGAAAAAAGCTGCAGGCGACTATGTAAGATTAAACAAAGATGAATTAATGTATTCTGAAAACAATTCATATATAGCTATAAGACAAAGGGCAACTGTATACCCTGAATCTATAGGTGGTTCGGCAGAAGACCCACTACACAGTAAATTCTCAATGGGCAGTGCAGGTGACCAAGTTGTAGGGTATGTGACAATTAATACTTTAGGCAGCCATAATACTTATCTTTGGACACAAGCCAATTTGGAAGTACCGTATGTGACAAAAATTGGTAATATTAAAATTGAAGATTTCTATAAAAATATGAGTATTATGGCAAATGGCACAGGTGGTTCAAAAATAACTTTCGAACTACAAGGGAAAACTGGTAGTACTATTAAACTCTATAAGGGCGTAGCACAAGAAGTAAATATTGAACCTACACCATGGAACGGCGATAAATTCACGTGCACAGTAAATTGTAGTGACTTGTTTGGTAACAACACTACAACTTCAGGGAAAGTAACTTTAGCATTCCAGCAGTTAAGCAATACTGAAAGTTCAATAACAACACAGCCTATAGTATTCAATCTAATAAAAGGTACTTTATCGGCACCTACTGTAACATCACCATCAGATGAAACGGTAACTACACTGAATAATGTTTACGCTTTTTCAGGAACAGCAAACGAATATGCAACTGTAAACTTAGCTAATGCTGCAAATTCAAGTAATATAAATACAATAGCTGATGCTAACGGTAGGTGGTCTGCGAATATTTCATTAAAGAAAAATTCAGAAAATTCAATAAGTGTAACACAATCTATTAGTGGAGTAACATCGTCTGCAGTTACTAAAACTATTAACTGTTTAAGTACCCCGACAATAGATGACGGTCAAACGTCACAAACTGCAGCTTCTTTCCATGTTGAAGGCGAAGGGCTTAAAGGCGCAACGATACACTTATTTAAAGATGGTACGGAAATAGCATTAGACACGACAGGTGGCGCTAATATAGTTGATAATAATGGTGAATTTGATGTTTCGCCTGATGAACAACTTACTGCAGGGAAATATAAATTCACAGTTCAACAAGTTTTAAATAGTGTTACAAGTCCCAATTCAAGCGAAGTAGAAATTACACTAACAGACTCATAAAGAATAATTTAACGAATTCCATAGATAATAATATTTACAAATATTTTTGTATAATATATAATATCTATGGAGTTGTTATTATTGAAAAAAATAAATCATGAAGAAAAACTTTTAGAGGCTAACAAATACAGGAAATATACAAGGCTCAAACTTACTGATGCCATTAATAAACTTCCTGACAGCCCTCACAAAAAGTTTAAATTTAAACATTATACAGATTTAATTTATAAAACAATATTAGGCAAAACAAGCAAAGAATTAAAAAAAGAACGCGGCATTAAAAGTAAATGCTGCATGGGATTTTTAAATTCTTTAGAATTAGAATTAATCGCTGAATTAGAAAACAAGGTAGCAGTATTAATAGAATTTGGAATAAGTTATAAAGAAATAAAAGAAAAAATCAAAGATTTATCGAAACCTTTGAAAAACATTGCTTGATTAATATAATAAATATAGCGTAGTTCGTGACGTGGGTTCACCCTTTTTTCTCATTTTAGAGAAGAAAGTGAGGTGATTTAGATGCTCGATTATTTTCTTAAAACATTGGATATTATACTTAAAATTGTCCAAGTTACAGAAATAATAAATCGTCTCCCACGTAGGAAGCGTGGGAAACGTTATAAAAAAAACAAACTATAACGAACTCACTAACGAGCTACGCTACTATTATATCAAAACAAAAATAAAAAAACAACTTACAAAATGGTTGTTTTTTTGATATAATCAATTTAGCAAGAATTGTCCGAAAAGGGCGGCTGGTCACTACCTCTAAAGTGAGGTGATGACTATGAGTGAAGATTTAGTTTTACTATTTCTAATACTATTTATGGTATTTGTAATAATTATTTCCATAAAAAAATAACCGCACCTGTACAAGAGGCTGCGATTATTAATTTCACAGTTTCTCAATAAGGACCAACCGCTCAAAGCGGGATTCTTGCTGTTATTATATTCCAAACAAAACGAAAAATCAACTTACAAAATGGTTTTTTTGATATAATAAATATAGCGTAGCTTGGTAGTGCGGGTTTATTACTTCTTATTCTGCTTTTTAGCAGAGAAATGAGGTGATAAATATGTTATTTAAAGCCCTCAAAATTTTATTTTGTATTTTAAAATACATATATAAAATCAAAAAGCTTAAAAGTAACAACCGCACACACAATGTGGTTGTTACAATAAACATAAACTTGTAATAAACCCATACCAGGTTACGCTACCATTATATTCCAAACAAACCGAAAAATCAACGGTTTGTATATTTTATTTAGGGGGATTTTATGAGTAATTCTGAAACACTAATCCTTACTAGCAATAAAAAAACTATTAAGGTTAATAATAAAGGCGATGAAATAGTGCTTGACTTAGACGATATGTCTATGCAAAACAAGATAGAAAAATTCCGTGAAACTATGGATAAATTTGTAATGCAAATACGAGATTCTAAAAATGATGATGAAAAATATAAATATTCATTGGAGATGAGCAAAGAAGCTGTAGCATCTATAGATGATATATTTGGGGAAAATGCTTCTATGAAACTATTTGGTAATTTAACTCCAACTATAGATTTAATATTTGAATTTTGTTACAAATTAAACAATTTATTTCCCAAATTAATTAAAAACAAAACCGAAAATATAGAAAAGATGATAAATATTTCTAAAAAAATTAATAATAACAAATATCTAAGGAGGCAAAGATAATGGATATTCAACCTGTAATTCAAGGTAGTATTCAACCAATGATAGCAGCTATATGCTTTTGTGTTGGATATATTTTAAAACACACTAAAAAGAATAATGTTGATAACAAATATATACCATTAATTGTAGGAGTATTCGGCGTAATAATAAATGTCTGGCAAAACAATTGGTTTTTAACTCCTGAAATACTATTAGGCGGACTCGTAAGTGGATTAGCTTCAACTGGTATTTGGGAAGCTATTAGAAACACAACAGGTATTAATTAATGTTTAATAACACTGTTACTATATACAATTACGATAAACTTAAAGACGATTATTATTACACTGTATTCAAAAATGTTGAAGTTCAAGAGCAACAAAGAAGTATACCTGACGATACTCATTATGGTAATTATAACAATATTTATGATCGAGCATATGACAGAGCATTATTAATAATAAAATATAAATTTACAGATGGTATAAAACATGTAGATGGTATAAATAAGACGTTTGTAAATCCTAAAGAATGGAATAACAAAGAAAATAAAAATAATAATTTCACGTTCCAAACGGACTGTGATTTTTTTATTGTTGAAGACAATAAAGAAATAAAAAATTTCGAAGAATTAAAAAATTATAAAGATAGAGTGTATAAAATAGATCTTTATGATGACTATGAATATGACTTAACACATTGGGAGGTGTATGGTTCATGAAAAAAGTATTTATTTCAATCGGGCATGGAGGTAAAAATCCCGGTGCAGTCGGTTATGTTGTAGAGAAAGACGTAAATTTATATGTAGGATTAAGTTGTAATAGTTATTTGAACAAGAGAGGTATTAAAACATTATTATCAAGATATAAAGACGAAGATGATGATGTAACGGAAGAAATAAGGGAATGTAACAATTTCAATCCTGATTTAGCGATAAGTTGCCATGCAAATGCAGGTGGGGGAATAGGTTTTGAAGCTTATTATCATTACAAAGGTGGTACAGGCAAGCAACTCGCAGAGAATATTGAAAAAGAAATTATAAATATAGGTCAGAAAAGTAGAGGAATAAAGATAAAAAAGAATTCTCAAGGTACTGACTATTATGCTTTCATAAGAGAAACTAAATGCCCAGCAGTTATATGCGAGGGTTTTTTTGTTGATAACAAAGAAGATGCTGAAAAATGCAATGAAGATAATGAGTATAAGAAATTCGGTGAGGCTTATGCTAAAGGGATTCTAAAGACATTAGGAATAGAAGATGGATATTATAACGAAGAAATAAAAGTAGGAGATAAAGTAAGAGTATTAAAGAATATTCAATACAATTCAGATAAAACTTTTAAATTATGGTTTGATAAATATGATGTAATAAGTATAAGTGGCGACAGAGTTGTAATTGGGATAAAAGGCACTGTAACTGCAGCAATTAATATATGCAATATAGAAAAAATTAAAAATTAATAATGGCGGTTTAAAATGGCTGATGGAGAGATAATACTTGGTGTTGACATTGATGCTAGGCAAGCAGAAGAAAAAATACAAAGGCTAATAAAAACATTATCTAAATTAAAAATAGAAGATTCTAATATTTCACCAAAATTGAGGGAAATAGCCAAAGAAACAGAGCTATGTGAACAACATATTTTAAGATTAAAAAATGCATTAAGAAATGCTAACGATAGTACAGTAATAGATAAAATAAATAAGGAAATCAAAGTTAATGAGCAATATCTTGAAACACTAGTAGATGAATATTCAAAACTTTTAAACAAAAAACTTGAAATTAAAGAAGCAACTAAAGAAATAAACAAAGAAATAGGAAATGTAAGAAAAGAAAAAATTGATGCTTTAGAAGAATCTCACAGAAGAGCAGAACAAGCGGCAAGAAAACACGCTCAAGCTGAATCTGAAATTAGAGAAAATTTAAATAAAGCAAGAGAAAATTTAAATGAAGTAAGAGAAAATTTTAATAAAATAATTAATTCTGCGCCTATACAATTTTCGTGGAATAAGATATTAAAACCGTCTATACAATTTCCTTGGGATAAGATATTAAAACCAGCTTTAAATGGATTAAAATCAGCTTTTGGCCCTGCTTTAAATGACTACAAAACAGCTTTTGGGTCTGTTTTCAATGAACTAAAATATTTTACAAAATCAATGGGCGGAGCTTTATTTGAACCATTAATAAAACCTATATATCAAAGATGTTTACCGGCTTTTCAAAGACTTGGGCAAGGCTTTTCATGGGTAAAAGATAGGCTTAGTGGCCTTGGGCAAGGTTTTTCATGGATAAAAGGCCATTTTGTTAATGCTTCGAACTCAATTAATTCTGTATCTAGAACATTCCAAAATTTTGGTGGTGGAATATCAAGAGTATTTTCTACATTATCAAATTTTGGCAGTCAAGCATTAGGTTGGATATCAAGATTAACTTCAAGAATATTTTATTTAGCTTCTTCAGCGTTTGTATTTAATGTTATAAGTGCAGGATTCAGAGCGTTATCTAAAGAACTCCGAAATTTAATAACGCAAGATGCAGAACTTGTAATGTGGTTAAATAATGTAAAAGCAAATCTAATGACTGCATTTTATCCTATATATCAAGCTGCATTACCTGCTTTACGAGCATTAGGTAAAATGCTTTCATGGATAACAGCGCAACTTGCTCAATTCATAGCCATGCTTACAGGCACATCAGTATCCGCAAATCAACAAGGCGCAAAGCAAATGTATATGCGAAGCGCATTGTCTAATAGCGGAAATACAAGAGCATATAATGCCCATACCAAATCGCAGGCTAGAGCAAACAAAGTTAAATCAAGTAATGCAGCAAAAGTTGCAAAAAGCACTATAAAAACAGCAGGAACTCAAAAAGACGATATAGGTAAATCAGTTAGTCAAGCTTACAATAGCGCAGGTAAATCCGCAGAAGACAATGCTAAAAAACTTGCTAAATTTGATAAAGCAGCAACAAAAAGTAGAAAAGAACTTGCTAAATTTGACAAAATAGATGTATTAAAACAAGACAAAATAAAACCCGATAATATAAAAAAATTAAATAAAGAATTGAATAAAGTTAAAGCACCTAAAATGCCTAAACTCGCAGAAGTACCTGATGTAACTCCTTTTATACCTAATATGCCTGTATTACCAGGTTTTAATCAAAATTTAGAAGATACTAAACTATCACCATTTTTTGAGAATATATTAAAATGGATTGAAAGATTAAAAGAACCCTTAAAAAATATAAGCTTTGAAAATCTAAATAGAGAACTTGGTAATTTATGGGGTGCAGTATCTAAATTTGGTGGCACTATCGGCGAGGGGCTATTTTGGTTTTATGAGAGTGTACTTGTACCACTTGCAAAATGGACAATTGAAGATATTTTGCCAAGCTTTTTAAGAATATTATCAGGATGTCTTAAAGTTATAGAGCCAATATTAAAAACAGCAGGGAAACAATTAGCATATTTATATGATAAATTCTTAAAGCCTGTAGCTGAATGGACAGGAGATAAAATAAGCAAATTTTTAAAAAAACTTGCAGGTTGGATAGAAAATATAGGTACTAAAATAAGTAAAAACCAACTTTTCTTAGAATTCCTAAGTGCTTTTCTTATTGGCTTAGGTTCTGCCAAAATGATACTTGGACTAGGCGCTTTTAAAGATGCAATAGTAAAATTAACAACTAAAATATGGGCATTAGTAACAGCAAACTGGGCTTGGGTTACTTCAACACTAGCTAATCCAACCACATGGATTACTTTAGGGATTGGGCTTTTGATAGCTGCTCTTATATTGTGTATTACTCATTTTGACGATTTAAAAGCAGCTGGTGAAAGATTTGTTAACTGGATAAAAGGTGAACTCCCAAAAGTAGGAGAATGGTTATATAACAATATTGGTAGACCAATAGAAGGAATTGTTAATTTGGTAAGAGGGCTTTTTGGTCAAGGCCCTATAAGTTTAGAAACATCATTTAAAAGTTTTGGATTCCAACATGATTTTGGCAAGTATAAAAATCAAAAGGAAAGATATGAAAACCTAACACCTGCAGAACAAGAAAAGATGAAAAAAGACATTGAAGAAAAAATAAAATCAGATTTAAGGTTAAAAAGATACCCAAAATTAGCTCAAGGTTCTGTATTAAAAGGTGGCAATCCTTTCTTAGCATGGGTTAATGACCAACCTAGAGGCCAAACTAATGTTGAAGCACCGCTTGATACTATAGTTAAGGCTTTCAAGGAAGTAGCAGGGAATAATGGCAATCAAAACATTGTAATTGAAGCAAATGGTGATTTGGGCGGTATAATTCGCGAACTTAATTTCAGATTGAAAAATGAAAACAGAAGGATTGGGACAGAAATAATGGTTCCGAGTGGTGTGCTATGAGTAATCAATTTGATGAAACAATATTTTCAGGTATTATAACAATAGATGGCACCGATTATAGTATCGGTGTCATTAATATTTCAAGAAAAGCTAATGTACTTGATAAATATGCCAAAAGGACAATTGACGGTGACCTCCATCGTGAAATAATAGGTGTTTATTATAATTATGAAATAGAGTTTGGCTCATTTTGGGATATGGAACAGTATAATAATCTTTATAATAAATTAACAGAGCCAAAAGAATTTCATATAATAAGTATCCCTACAAATAAAGGTATCAGAACATTTAAGGGATATATAGCAGAAGTAGAGGACAAAATAGAATATGTTTCAAACAACCAAAGAAGAATAACAGGGCTTAAATGTAGCTTTATATCAAAAGAACCGTCAAGGACGCCTAAAAATCCTGGCGGTGCTTAACAAATGGAGGTGAAATATGCCTAAAAGTAAAAACGAATATTTAAGGCAATATTATCTTAAACACAGAGAACAATTAAAGGCTATTCGCAAAAAATATTATTTAGAAAACAGGAAAAAAATATTAGAAAAAAGCAAAAAATATTATAAAAAGAACAAAGAAAAAATAAAAAAATATAGGGAAAAATACAGACTAAAAAATTTGGAAAAGATAAGAAAATATCAAAGGGAATATATGTTGAAATATAGGGAAAGGATGTAAATATAAATTAAGATATGATTGATGATATAATTTTATATAGTATTGGGTGTCCAAAATGTAAAATATTAGAAAATAAATTAAAAGCGAAGAATATATCTTATGAAACTATTACAGACAAAGACGAAATGCTAAAAAGAGGCTTAACGGAATTGCCTATTCTTAAAATAAAAGACAAGCTGTTAGGATTCTTTGAAGCTAACAATTGGATAAATAAAAGTGGATAATTACTTGATTTTTTTTACTGTTTTAGAATATAATAATAGCAAGAGCTCCGCTTAAAAGGCGGTTAGTCCTTATGTTGAAAATAAACTAGTCGTTCAATTCGCACATTGAGCGGCTATTATTTTATTAAAATGATAATTAAAAATATCATAAATAATATGAGGAAAATTAAACTTAAAGTTTCCTCCATAGTCATCACCTCACTTATAGAGGAGTGACTAACCGCCCTTGTCGGACAAACTCTTGCACTTTGAATTATATAATCTTGATTTTTGATTTTCAATGAATATAATAATAGCGTAATCCGTTTAATGGATTTATAATTTGGTTAAATTATAAGTAACCACGTTTGCGGCGCGGTTGCTTAATTTTTTCAAAATATCAATCGAAAGATTGATTATCTGTAAAATCACTAAAACAACACTAAGTGTTGTTAATCTTTTTTTCAGCACATTTATCACCTCTTTCTTACCTTAAGTAAAGGTAAATGAAGTAATAAATCCACGCCACGAATTACGCCAAAATAATTATACCAAAACAGAAAAAAAATTGGAGGCGGCACATGAAGATAGAGCTTAATTTAAATGAAAATTTTGCTAACAAAATTCAAGAATTATCTAAAAAATACGGCGAAAAATTTGAATTCATGAATGGGCTTTCAAACTCAAGATTAAATTTTACTGATTATATTGATAATTTTTTAAAGAATCAAAATGTAGTTGATGTTGTCATGGATTCAAGCTCCAACAGCACCACTCATGACGTTAGGACAATGCTTGCGGATATGGTTAAACCACATAACAAACTGCTTTCATTTAATAAAATTTTCACAGTTTTATCTAAAAAATATGGATTAGAAACAGCAAGTAAGTGGTTAGAAGAAGAATGGAATGGGTGTTTATATCTTCACGATTCTTCTTCATGTGCTTTTATTCCGTACTGTTATGCCTATGATTTGGAACCAATTGTAAATAAAGGTTTGTTTTTTATAAACATGTTTAAAACAGAGCCACCTAAGCACTTAACGACTTATAACGACCATGTTTTAGAATTTATAAGCTGGGCAGCAAACAGAACAAGCGGTGCTGTAGGTCTACCAAGTTATTTAGTCTATTCGTATTATTTTTGGTATAATGACGTAAGAAACAATTTTTATTTAAAAGACCCTGAATATTATCGCAGACAGTGCTTCCAGAAATTTATTTATGATTTAAATCAGCCGTATTTAAGAGTAACTGAGTCAGCTTTTTCGAATATAAGCATAATGGACAGAAATTATTTAATAGAATTATTCGGTGGCAGAAGCTTCCCTGATGGTGAATATGTTATAGACCATATAGAGGGCATAATAGAACATCAGAAAGTGTTCATGAAAGTTGTATCTGAAATACGAAATAGAACTATGATGACATTTCCGGTACTGACTTTTTCACTTCTATATCAAGACGGCAAGTTTGTAGATATGGAGTTTGCAAGATGGTGCAACAAGCATAATATGCAGTGGTTTGACAGTAATTTTTATGTTGGAAGCGATGTTACAAGCCTTTCTAACTGTTGCAGACTTATTTCTAATACTTCGAAATTAAATGCATTTATAAATTCTATAGGCGGCACTTCTTTGTCCATTGGTAGTATTAAGGTAAACACGATTAATTTAAGGCGTATTGCACTTGAAAGCGAAGGCGATATGTCAAAATATTTTGAGATTTTAAAAGAACGTGTTGATATTTGTGTTAAAGTTCTGGATGTAGTGCGAGATGTAATAACTGAAAATATTAAAAATGGATTGCTCCCAAATTACACTTATAAGTTTATTGAACTTGAAAAACAGTATAATACAATTGGGATAACTGCTATGTATGAAGCTGTTAACGAGTTTGGACTTATTGATACAGATGAATTTGGGAACAAATCTTACTCTGAAAAAGGTCTTGAATTTGCTAAAAAAATACTTGATTCTATTAACAAACAAAAAGATTCTTATGAATTTAATTACAGCATAAATATCGAGGCTATCCCTGCGGAGAGAGCTAACGTTGTCCTTTGCCAAAAAGATAATGAACTTTTTGACAGTAAATACCAATATTTCATATATTCAAACCAGTGGATACCATTAATGGAAAAATGTACGCTACAAGAAAAAGTCAGATTAGGTTCAATACTTGATAAAGAATGCGGTGGCGGTCAGATTTCGCATATAAACTTATCAGGTGACTTTGCTAGCGAAGAACAGGCCTGGAATTTATTAAATTATATTGCCAAATCTGGTGTAATTTATTTCGCTTATAATAGGAAAATTTCGGTATGCAAATCTGAGCACGCATTTTTATCCGAAATTTGCCCAAAATGCGGTGAAAAAGCAGTTGACACTTACTCAAGAATAGTAGGGTTTTTAGTACCTTTATCGTCATATAGCAAGGAAAGAAAAGTGGAATTCAACAAAAGGAAATGGTTTGACTTAGAGTAGTTGAATTTTTATTTTTGGTGAATATAATAGTAGCGTGACTCGGCAACGGGTTTACTACGATTAAATGTTAATTGTAATAACCACGTTCGAGCGTGGTTGTTGCTTTTTATTTGTTTCAGAATATAATAAATGCAAGAGCAACCGCTTAAAAGGCGGTAAGTCCATAAGATGTAGTTTAAAATAACCGACTATCTTTGATCAGGAGCGGTTATTTTATTATTTTTAAAACAATGAATAGGACTAATATTAAAATAATTAAAACTAAGTCTTTATTCATAAGCATCACCCCTTTCGTAGGGAGTGACTAACCGCCCTTGTCGGACAAACTCTTGCATTTGAAATTATATTTAAATTTAAAAGTATTGCAATGAGACACATTTAATATGTATCTCATTTATTTTATTATTAAAAGGAGAAAAGCAATGAATAAAGACGAAATAGAAATAATGGAAGATAATATTAGTTCTGTATGTGATGAAATAAAAGAACTTTTAATTGAGAAGAATAAAATGTATGGCAACAGCTTCTTTAGGACATTGCATGAATATGGTTACACATTAATATGTGTAAGATTAGAAGATAAACTAAATAGGCTTAAGCAAATTATTTTAAAAGGTATTAAAGATGATAAAACAGATGAAAGATTAGTAGATACAATTACAGATTTAGCAGGTTATGCAATTTTATCTAAAATATTTATAGAAACACATTGAATTTTCTTTAATTAGGAGGCGATTATATGGAAAAGATAGAAATAATTTTGCCAATAAAGATTAATTCAAAATTAAGTTTAAACAAATTATATGGATGTAATTGCCATTGGAGCATAAGAGAAAGAAAAGCAAGAGAAATTCACAAAAAAGTAAAATTGGAATTAATAGCAGATAAAATAAAGAAAAGATTATTCGATACTAAAATAAGTATCGATTTTTTTTGGAATTCAAGGCTCGACTTAGACAATCATGGATATGCGGCAAAGCTTATCATAGATGGACTAAAAGGCTATTTAATTAAAGATGACAATAGAAAATATATATCAAAAATTACCCACCATTTTTGGAGAGGTAAAGGAGTTAAAATTATAATTGCTACATTTGAATAAGAGTTATTTTTAAATAAAATGGTATTAGCGTAGTTCGAGAGTGCGGGCTCATTGCTTCAGTCCGGTTTTTTTAGCCGGGGAATGAGGTGATGTGGATGTTAAATTTGTTACTTCTAATTTTGGATATCATACTTAGAATATTCCAAATTCGTGAATATACAAGTAAACGACCCGCTGCTAACGAGGCCGTTATCATTATAATTAAATTCTAGATAATGAGCCCGTGTTCGGACTACGCTACTATTATATTCTTAAACATAAAAAAATCAATTGTAATTACTTTCTAAGAATTACCTCTGCTTTAGCAACCATACCATGAGCTAAATCTATTGTTTGGCGCCCGAGCCAACCTATTATTTGTTTGCCGGGTAATAAAAACTCTTTGTTTTCTGAATCTACAAATTGTTTATTATCAGAAGTTACAAATTTTAAAGGTTTGCTTAATATAAATTTTATATATTTACCTGTTTCTTCGCCTGTACATAAATATTCTATTTTATAGGTAATCATTTTAGAATTAAATTTAGCTAATGAATCCATAATGAATGGGGCGTTATCTTTATTAAGCAATTTAATACCATTTATATCAAACTTCTTTATATTTTCAGAATTATCTGTATTTATTGCACCGGTATATTTAATTTCCAAATAAGTAATTGCTGAAAGAGTAATTTCGTGTGGGTCTTTAGAAATAGGTAATATCATTGCATATAATGTATACTTTGAAATTACTGCAGCATTAACTTCCAAAGTGCTTTTATCTATTGGTTTAGAAAAATTTACTGTCAATGGTTTGGTATCATTTGCTGAAATTTTAGCTAAAGTTTCTCTTCCAAAAAAATTTCTGAAATAACTAAAATATTCATAATTTATTATTGAAGTTCTACTATCCTGTTCGACATCGTAAGGATAAAATATTTTATCCATATCTACTACTTGACTAGCTGAAAAATTTATTTTTGTTATCAATATTTTATCGGTTCTATTATCGTAACATAAACTTTTGGTAACAAACAATACTTGTTGGAGCGCTGCTCTACAACTCATAAACGGTATATAACCTCTCAAATATTCATTTTTCAAAGATTCATCAATTTCTACATCATTTGGCGATATACCTGCAGCCATTAAAATATCCAAAACAACATTATAACTGCTGTTACCAATACCATACATATCTGATGTACGGAAATCATTTTTATCTAATTTGCTTAAAATAGTAGATAAATTAAAAGTTACTTTATGTTCTGATTCATTTTTAAGGTCATCTAAATAATATGTACCAAAATTTATTGTTTTGACTTCGCCGGTTTCAGTATCTTCTATTTTTTCACTTATTTTAAATTTCTGGTCTTTATTTAAATAATCTAAAAGATTATTATTATTCATCATATCAAATAAGTCATCAGGAAGATAAATAGTAAGTTTAGCAGTATCTACAGGTAAAGTAGTACAAAAATATGGTGTTTCCTCATTAACAATTAAATCTATAATATCATCTTTGCTCCATTTGTATATAACTCCGAAATCAGCTTTTTGTAGATAAGCGAATTCAAATGGTGCAAAACTTTCAAGAAAATATATATATATACGAGTCACAGATTGAGCTCTCATATTTACAATTACATACCTGTCATCAATGTTATCTATTATAGTTTCACGATTATTCCTGGAGTCGCTTGATTCATATACAACCCTTATCTTTTTAGGGAAATTCATTCCAAAATCTAAAGATAAAGCACAAAAGTTTTTAGGCTCATTTGATTGTGCTAAAACATAAACATTGTTAAATTGGCAATTATTATCAGACAATGCACTACTTACAAAAGCCAAATTATTTAAATTATCAACATTATCTAAAGTGTAATTTAATACACTTTTATTTAGTTCTAAAGAAATAAAATCTTTATCTTCTTTGTCTCTTACATTAAGAAGCGACATATTGGCAAATGACTGATTACCAGAAGAATTAAAATTAAATTGTGAACTGTCAACAATCATTTCGAATATGACGTAAGGAGTAGTTATCAGCATTTTTGCACCTTTTGTACATTTTTTACTATTTACATTTAAATATTTATATGTTATTATAACAAATGTGGCTTTGTTTTTCAAGCCACAAAATGCAATTCTATTTATTGCCCATAAGAAAGCCTCGGCAATCACAAGTTAGCTTTTCAAAATGGGATTGTCTTTATTAAGTAAGGTGATAATTATTAGCGTAAAAGTCACAGTTAAATTTAATGCAAATAAATTTAATGACAAAATAAGGAACATGCACCAAAAATTGACTGAAGAAATAAAAAAAGATATTTCTCAGTTTGTACCTTATAGGAGTGGAGAGCTTGACAGAAGTGCATATATACGTGATTCAGGCAATAATAGAAAAGAGATTATTTGGCATACACCTTATTCAAGATTCCAATTTTATGGGCGTGTAATGAGGGATTCAAAAGGCAGGGCATTTGTTGGCAAAGGTGAAAGAAAACCCTACATTTCAAATAAAATGAGATATTCAAAAGAAATTCACCCCAAAGCTACTGCTTTTTGGACTATTGAAGCTAAAAAACAATATCTAAAAAAATGGGCTGAACAAGCTAAGGAGTTTTTCCGTGATTAGATCAGATTTAGAAGATATAATGCTAACAATTATAGACATTATAAATAGTGCACCGTGCATGCCGGCTGATATTAAATCAAGAGGCGGTGTATCTATAAACACTTCTGAACCAAGATCCAGATCTCTAAGTATTGCTGGAATAAGTAACATCAGGAAATATAAAAAATATATAGGTGGATGTTATATGGCTCAATGGGAATTTAGACTTTCTTATACGTCCATATGCCAAAGTAATAGTGAGAAAATTCGCGCCCAAGCTTTAATGTCGTACTTTACCGAATGGTTCGAAGGCTCACCAACTCATAATGAATTTGGTATTCAAACTAATAATTATATAGATAAATACCCCGAAATGAATGACGGAAGAGAATTGTTTTCTATAATAGAATTAAGAAATCCTTATGTACAAGAAATTACAAGTTCAGGTATGACAATAGTAACAACTGAATATATGTCAACATTTTCAGTAATAAACAATGCTTAATGGAGGTACAATGCTTAATAAAACAATATTAATGGGTAGATTGGCAACTAATCCTGAAAATTTAACTATAGGTGAAAATAATATAAAATCAAGTTTTGTTATAGCTGTTAAAAGAAACTATATTCCTAAAGGTGGGCAAGATGTAGATTTTATTAAAATCAATGCTTGGAATAAAACTGCTGAATTTATAAAAAAATACTTCAAAAAAGGTAATTTAATAACATTGGAAGGCGAACTCCATATTGATAGATTCGAAGACAAAGATGGGAAAAAATCAAGCCACCATTGTGTTGTTGTAGATAAAGTTTATTTTTGTGAGAGGAAAAAAGAAGTAAAAGACGAAGAAGATGATAGTGATTTGCCATTTTGATTTTTTTGAGTTTATTTCATATAATAATAGCAGGAATCCAGCTTTTGGTGGTTAGCCCTAAAGAATAGATTATAATGAAAACCGTTTCTCTAACTCAGAAGCGGTTATCCTTTTGTAATTAACAGGATTATGATTAAAAGTAACAATAATATCATTAAATCTTTATTCATAAGTCAATCACCTCGCTTTTAGGAGGAGTGACTAACCGCTTTTTCTGGCATACTCTTGCTAAAAAATATTTTATCAAAAAAAAATTTGAATCAACAATTGTTCTTTATCTAATATACATATTGACGAATTTTAATTTATTTTTTTAGCTTTTTTGTTGACATTTAACAGCTAAAAAAATACAATGAGCGTACTATATTTTTTTATGAGGTATCTGTTTGAAGAATCGCGTTTCTAAATCGCTGGTAGCAACTTTTTTGAGTTTACTTAGTTTAAATAACAATACTTTTGGTATGGAAAATGATGTTAAAAGTAATATCGATGTAACGCATTATTGCCATGATGACAGAAAATTCAGGCAAGCAATTAATTACTACGAAGATAGGCCACTTAATATTTTAGTAATAAATGGCCTTAATAATGAATCTAAAGCTAAAAGCTTGATGTCTTTATTATGTCACAATGAATTGGGAAAAACTTTGTCACAGATGAAAAATGAAAAAATAGATTATAGAGAAGGAGACGTATATGAACTATATAGGCAGCCAAAAGTAAGAATTGCATTTTTTAATGCTATGAATTTTTTAAAAAAAGATTTTTCGAAAAATTATGATGCCGAATTTATAACTCAAAATACTAATATTGTGCTATATATATTCGGCAAAAATGAAGTAGAAGGTATAAATGGGATAAATAATGAAGAAGAGCTGCTAACAAAATTTTATGATAAATTTAATTACTTCTGGTGTGGTAAATATTATAATTATAATGAATCACCATATAAACCTTATGGGATAGATAATAGAACAAATTGGTTTTATTCTACATTAAAAGCTATGGGGAGAGAAAATGATATTCATAGATATATATTCTTTTTATATTTTGGGAAAGAAAATGAATGTTCGGAATATTTTAAGTGTAAGTGTAATTTAAACAAAAAAGATATTGTAAAAAAACACAAAAATGAATGTAGGCGCCCGCTTTATACTTATATTTCTAATATGCCAGACTCTAGATCTATACAGGGAGATATTTTTTACGAAGACGCTAGTGTTGATGAATTAGTAAGCCTTATATTTAAAGAAGACAAATTTTATAGCAAATATAAATCTTTTAACAATCCAAACTTTAAAGGTAATTTTAATACATGGTTCAACAAAGATACTAGTGGGACGGGATTTGAAAAAAAAAAATAAAAACTCAATGTTATTTTTAGTACCGGCTTCTATACTTTTAGTCAGTTTACCTGTTAGCTTATTTATTTACAGAAAAATAAAAAAATTGAAATCAGAGGTTTAATACATGGTTATAAAATTTAAGAATAAATTATTTAAAATATTATTTTGTATTTTCGCGCTAATGCTTTGGTGTTTTAGCCCTGTGTTCAGTATGGAAAAATTAAATTCTAAATTTGATCATTATGCTAAAGTTGTATTTATAGGATATATCGGCTCAGGTAAAACCACTACTTTTGAATTATTAACTAATACTTTAAAAACTCTTGGTAAGAAAAATCACACAAAGCAAATTTCAAAAATATGTGTTGGTTGTAAGCTTTCAAATAAAAATGTCGGTTTATTATTTTTTGACTCTTCAGCTGAACCAAAACATAATAAAGTTATGGATGAATTTTGCAAAAACGCAAATGTAATAATTGCAATAGTTAATGCTCAAGATTTGGTAGGTAATGAATTAAAAATTTCAAATTCCCAATGTGAATTTGAAAAATTATTAAGTAGAGTTCGTAAAAATGCGCCTAATTGCAGAGTAATTGTAGTTTTAACAAAAAAAGAATTAATAGATGAAAAGTATACAGACTTGCCACCTGCTTTTGTGCAAAATAGAATTTCCAATTATGTACAAGCCATTGATATGACACTTGACAAAAAACAAAACAAAACAACAGAATTTCAAAACATTGATTCTAAATATGAATTAACACTCAATGAAATTGATAGTGAGGAAACTTTAACTCATAAAAAAAATTTACAAAATTTAATAGCAAAATCACTATTAAAATATGGGGTAGAAAATTTACCTAAAACGTCGGAAGGCATGGACGGTAGAATTTTTACACAAATAGATGATATCAGAGTAAGATATTGGCTTTTCCCATTTTGTACTTTTAAAGACGAAGAAAAAGTAGAATATTCACTAAAGACAAAACTTACAGGAGATGTGGAAGAAGACACGCGATCTGAATATCATGAAACTAGAATTGGAGGGATCCCCGGATTTATAGAAGATGCTTATATAAATTATCGTGCTAAAAAATTTTTGGATAGTGTTACTGAACAATCTAGATCAGAACCTAAATCTTTGAATGGTCTTATGGGGCGGTCTTCTTCTAGTTGCATAATATATTGAATTTTAATGATTTTAGCTTGCGACCATGAAATGTTCGCCCTCATATACAATGAATTCTTTTCCATCCGAGGTAATGAAACTTCTAAACTGAAAGCTATTGTAAATGATGTAGAGAATGTTCTCTATGTCATTTATTTTTTCGAAACCATTCAACGGCAAACTTGGTGTTCCCGGCAGATTTATACTAAATCTTTCACGAGCTTTATCTTTTACATCGTTCAAATTACTTAGAATCCTATTAAAATCATTGTTTCTCGGCACATCAGACATTTGCCAATTAGTTTTTATGTTTAAATTGTATAATTCAAGAATACTTGCCACAAACTGGATATTATTTTCAATACGATTTAAGTCCGAAGCATTTAAAGCGCCTTTCATTCCGGCGTTCCAAACTGATTTTTGTTCAGGAGTTAAGTTGTTATAGCCAATGCTGTCATATTCCAAGACTAAATTCACATCTGCCTGAGTTCGGTCGGTAATAGGTGTTATCCAAGCCATATTTTTGCCTCTATAATAATTTATTAATATACAATATTTTAAAACATTACAAAAAAAAATCAAACCTAAAAATTAATTTAGGCATTTAATTAACTCTGCTATTTTGTTATAATTATAAGAGCGTAGTTTGAAATTGCGGGTTCATTACTTCTGTCTAGCTTTTTAGCTAGGGAACGAGGTGATGACAATGTTAAGTTTGTTACTTCTCATTTTGGATATAATACTTAGAATATTCCAAATTCGTGAACATACAAAACAACGGCCCGCTACCAACGTGGTCGTTGTTATAATTTATTTAGACTAACAATGAACTCGTTTTCGAGCTACGCTACTATTATACCACAAAACAAATAAAAAGTCAACAGTTTAATTTACTAAGTTGTGTTGGTATAATGGAAGAAGCGTAGTTCATTTTCGAGGGCTATGAGTTTTAACGACTAGCCCATTATTGGACTACGCCATTATTATACCATAAAAAAATAAAAAGCCAACATGAATGTTTTGACTATTATTTTATTAATAATGCAAATCTTAAGTTACATGAAAAGCTACCGTGCTGGCTACACGGTAGTTTATCATAATTTGGTTCAAATGTGATAAACTCGTAGTGTGAACTACGCTATTATTATACCATAAAAAAAATAAAAAGTCAACAGTTTAATTTACTAAGTTTTGTTGGTATAATGGAAGAAGCGTGGTTCGCAAAGCACGGGTCGTTTGTCTTTTTGAACTTCCCCTAAGTTCAGAAAGGGGGCGATTGAATGTTAGAGTTATTTGATTATTTGTTTTTGACTATTGAATTAATTTCATTGGCACTACAAATATTAGAATATAAAAATAACAGCCGTGCCGAAAACACGGTTGTTATAATGATTATTTACGAACTATAACGACCTGTGAAACGAATCACGCTACTATTATACCACAAAACAAATAAAAAGTCAACAGTTTAATTTACTAAGTTGTGTTGGTATAATGGAAGAAGCGTAGTTCATTTTCGAGGGCTA